TAAATGAGTCGTTTTACTCTGAGGTCAAGGTGGCTAGGTTGCAGATAGATTTAAAAGAAGAACACGATAAGTTAGGCTCTTTACCTGTAGCTGGGAAGTAACTAATGCGCATAGTTAACAACAGGGCTATTGTGCTTAGAACAAAACGCCCACATTTAGTTACCGAGAAGATAAAGAACTACAAAATACTGGAAGAAGCGGAGGGTGTTTATAAATTAGCAGTGCGTTGGAAGCTGCATGAGGCGCAAATACTTAATGAGTTAAAGATTAAAAACGTACCTTCTCCTATGTTAAAAGACTACCGGTGGAGTGGGCGACATACTCCGTTTGAACATCAAAAAGAAACATCAGGTTTCCTAACACTAAATAAAAAAGCTTTTTGTTTTAACGAGCAAGGTACAGGCAAGACTGCTTCTGTTATATGGGCAGCAGATTACTTGATGAACGAAGGTAAGCTTAACCGCGTCCTGGTTATATGTCCTCTATCTATAATGAAGTCCGCTTGGCAGGAGGACTTGTTTAAATTTGCTATGCACCGTACTTGTTCTATAGCGCATGGTTCGTCTGCTAGACGCAAGAAAATATTAGATGCGGGTTCGGAGTTTGTGATTATAAACTTTGATGGTGTTGCAGTAATCAAAGACGAGATAATCAACGGTGGGTTTGACATGATTGTGGTGGACGAAGCTAACGCCTACAAGAACGCACAGACAAACCGATGGAAGATACTTAGAGACATAGTTGAAACAACCACTTGGTTATGGATGCTTACAGGTACACCGGCTGCACAGTCTCCTGTAGATGCGTTTGGGTTAGCCAAGCTAGTCAACGGGGAGAACGCACCTAAGTATTTTGGGCAGTTTAGAGATAAAGTCATGCACAAGGTAACGCAGTTCACCTGGAGACCTAAATCTGATGCAAACAAGACGGTGCATAAAGTATTACAACCCGCCATACGTTTTGAGAAAGACCAATGTTTAGACTTACCTCCTGTAACGTATGTGGAGCGTGAAGCTCCGTTGACTAAGCAACAAGCAGCGTACTATAAGCTGCTCAAAGACCGTATGGTTATGGAGGCTGACGGGGAGCAAGTTACCTCAGTCAACGCTGCAACTAACCTGAACAAACTATTACAGGTATCAGGCGGTGCAGTATATTCTGATGACAAAGAAGTAATTGAGTTTGATGTCAGTAACCGGCTTAAAGTAATTAAGGAAGCAATAGATGAGTCGTCTAATAAAGTTTTAGTGTTTGTACCTTTTACACATACTATAGAATTGCTAAACGACTTTTTAATTAAGAATAAAATAAGTTGTAAAATAATTTCTGGTAAAGTTTCCGTAAACAAACGCAGTGAGATAATAAAAAACTTCCAAGAAAAAAAAGACCCCCATGTACTTATCATACAACCCCAAGCTGCATCGCACGGGTTGACCTTGACGGCTGCTAACACTGTTATCTGGTACTCTCCTGTTACTAGCGTAGAGACATACCTCCAAGCCAATGCCCGAATAGACCGCCCTGGTCAACACAGTCCTATGACGGTGGTGCATGTTCGTGGTAGTGAAGTAGAAACTCGCCTATACAACATGTTGCGGTCAAACATAGACCACCACCACAAGATAATCGATTTATACAGACAAGAATTAATTACTTGACAATGTAAAACCCCCTGCTAAACTGGTCGTCCCTTTAAGGAGGTGCAATGAAAACTACAGACCAGGCAGACAAACTCGCAGCAATCTACATAAAGATGCGCGAAGCTATACGTGAGAAAGAAGAAGATATAAAAGAGATAAAGCTACAACAAGAAAAAGTGAGTGCTGAACTCGATGCGTTGTTTGGAGATAAAACTGAATCCATTAAAACGTTATCCGGTACAGTGTCCCGTAGAGTGCAAACACATTATGGGGTAAGCGACTGGGATCAAATGCACGCTTTCATCCTAGAGCACCAAGCTACTCACTTGTTAGAAAAGCGGATACACGGGGGGAACATGAAGGAGTTTTTAGAAGTAAATCCTGATGTCTTTCCACCTAGCTTACAAGTCAACCGTAAGTATATTGTATCTGTACGTAAACCATCTAAAAAGTGATGCAGTTAAAGCACAATGATGGGTGCTTTGCCAGCCCTCTGACTAATGAGCCTTTGTCAGCTATACAAGCAGTTATAGTTAACAGTGGTACTTTATCTAGGAGTTACTATTCCGAGGAAGGCCAATTACAGTGTTGGTCTTACGGATGTACTGTCCCTCATGAGAAAGTACCGGAGGATACGCAGCAAGCTACAAGGTGCATGGATTGTAAGCAAAGTATCAAGAACAGTTACCGTGCTAGAGGTTCACCGTGTAAGTTCTTTACAGTTATTAATTTAGTTATTTTATATGAGAAGCATGTATACACCCTTAGAGTAGGAGCTTTAAGTTTATTTTCCAAGGATGGGAACAAGACCAACTTGCTCAAGTATGTGGACTACTTAGAACACAATAATGAAAAGGTTGGAGATGTACTAACTGAGATATATTTTGAAGAACAGTTTGGGTTTAGCAAGATGTATTTCAAACCCGTTCGTCCTTTACACGATGACGAACTGCAACATGTAGCTTCTGTATTGGAGGCTACCGACAACATTAACGTACTAACTGAGGAAATATTTATGACAGATCAATCGCACAAAATCAAAAACGTAGAGTTCTTATTCCCACGCCTTAACCAACCGTATAAGTTTGATAGGGCAGCAGGGAAAAGAGGACGTAGCGTACCCTGTGCTGCGGAAGATGATGGAGCAAAATATGAAATAAGTTTTGCTATGGACAAAGCACAAGCTAAAGAGTTGCATGGGCTTATGCAAGAAGCTTTCCTTGCTTCCCCAAAGCGCGATGATTCTTGGGATGATTCACTTAGCATGTCGTTTGATAAGAATGAGGACGGCTTATGGGTAGGTAAGGCAAACAAAAAAGCGGCTTACAACAACGAAGCTACTAAGCCCCCTGGACAGTATGATGCTAAAAACGAATCCCTTGATGATGACTTCATGTTGACTACAGGCAGTAAAGGTAATCTTTTAGTTAAGTTTATACCTTACAAAATGTCAGCTAAAAACATGGGTGTTTCTTTGCAACTACAAGCTGTTCAAGTTTTGGAGTACAAACCTTACACCCCTGCGTCTCCGTTTGATGAGGAAGAGGGTTTTACGCGGGATTCAGTTCATAGACCCAAATATATAAAACCTGCTCCTACTGGGTTTGAAGATGAAACTGAACCGGCTAAACCGGTGGTTCAAGATAGTCTTTTTGATGACGATGATAAGGAAGAAATTAAAGAGCCAGTTAAGCGCAAGAAAAAGAAAGAAGAAAAACCGGCTACGCCTGAAGACATTGCAGATATTGTTGATATCTGGGGAGATGATTAAACCTCATGAGTTATGGCTATACGACACGTATCGGTAGTCTGAATAAGCAAGCTGACACATCCTTACTGGGAGTCAAGCTAGGCCGCGTGTGCATCAGAAACGATGTACCTGTTGCAGAGGTTGCCTCTCGGTTAGGAGTCAGTAGGCAGACTATATATAACTGGTTCATGGGAACCCACGAACCTAACGAAGAATTAACCACACTTATAAAAGAAATAATAACTGAGTATAAAAAATGACAGACTTTGACCTCATAGATTATGCAGTCCCCAAGGGCGGCATTTATTGTGTGGTTGGCATGGGTGCAGTAACACTACAAAAATTTACTAGGGATAGGGCAGAGTTAGATGCCTACATAGAAGATTTTGTAGAACGTGATTTTAACGTATACATTACGTTAGGCAAATCTAACAAGGAATCTCGCAGAGCCGAAGATATAGAGTCGTTTGCTTCTATATGGGTCGATTTAGATTGCGGGGAAGGCAAAGCAACACCTAACGCTACGACTGGTATACCTGCGGGGTACGCCACCCAGGATGATGCGGAACAAGCATTGTTTAACTTTTGTGAGTTAGTGGAGCTACCTGCCCCTGCAATAATAAACTCAGGTAACGGTCTGCACGCTTACTGGGGGTTCACCGAAGATGTACCAAGAGACAGATGGTTAGCTTTAGCTCAACGTTTAAAAACCCTTTGCACTATACAAAAATTTTATGCCGACCCTAGCGTATACGATGCTGCACGCGTAATGCGGTTGCCAAATACGTTTAACCACAAAAGTGATCCACCAAAAAGAGCTTTTGTAAGGAGGCCCACTAATGACCGCCACGACTTTGGAGAGTTTTGTGAACTGCTTGGGGTAGATTTTGAAGCTCCAATTAGCACAGTCTCAAAGGCAGGGCGCGTTCTGGACGCACTCGATAAAGTAGAAGTTTCTAACACTGACTATTCGTTTTATAAGATAGTCACGCGAGAAACACCTTGCTTGCAGCTTGTAGACGCTGTGCGTAACCCCACGACTTTATCAGAACCACGTTGGTTTGATGCGTTGTCCGTGGCTAAATTCTGTAACGATAACGCCAAAGCAATACACAAGGTATCTGTAGGTCATCCTGATTATGATTTTGATGCAGTAGAAAGAAAGATTACGCATATTAAATGGCCACACAGTTGCAAACAATTTGATACTACTCACCCTGGTATATGTAAGAACTGCATACATTTTAAAAAAGATTCTAAAATAAAGTCTCCCTATAGTCTTGGCAGAGAGATTCGTAAAGACGTTACTAGTCCTATCAAAGCAAAGTACCCTGAGAATTATTTTAGAGGAGAGAACGGGGGCATATACAAAAAAACTCCAGACGATGAGGATGCAGAATTTATTTATGATTACGATTTTTATGTGAAAGAACGTTTATGGGACGCGGAGAAAAAATATCTTTGCTACTTTGTATTGCACACCCCTCATGATGGAGTGCAAGAATTTACAATACCTAACAACAAACTCAATAAAACTGATCTGTTAAGAGAGTTAGCTTCTAACGGTGTAGTGGCTGAACCTACCAAAAATGATCTTTTGTTTAAGTATGTTATTAACTCAGTAAGACTTTTACAGCACGGGAGACCTGCGGATATTATGAGAACACAATTTGGATGGGCAGATCAGAACACAAAATTTATTGTAGGTGAAAGAGAAATAACTGTGGATGCCGAATACCATTCCCCGGCTTCTACAGCTACTGAAGGATTGTCTCCTCACTTTGTGCCTAGAGGCACGCTTGCAAAGTGGCAAGAAGCATTTAACGCATACAACGAAGAGGGGCTAGAAGTACAAGCATTTGCAGCCCTGTCGGGGTTTGGTGCGCCCCTACTTAAACTAACTGGGCAGAAGGGAGCCATTATAAACCTTGTGCATAAGAGTGCAGGTACAGGCAAAACTACGGTATTGCGTATGGCCAATAGTATCTGTGGTGACCCTGAGAAGTTACTAGGAACTTCAGCCGACAGTGAGCCTGGGAGAATAAACAAGCTTGGTTTTTTAAATAACATAGTAAACACAGTGGATGAACTTACTGATATGGACAACAAGGCGGTTGGAGAGTACGCATACGCCTGTTCCCAAGGTAAGGGTAGAGAAAAAGCAGAGCGAACTGCTAACGTAAACCGGAAGAATTTTATTACTTGGAATACAATAACATTAACTTCTTCTAACGCTTCGTTCTACCAAAAACTTCGCGTAGGTAAGGCTCAAGCTGACGGGGAGATGATGCGTATCCTTGAATTTGAAGTGGACTACCAGAAGAAGAAAACTAGGACAACCGAGGAAGGGCGAGAGTTGTTTGACCATCAGTTGAATGAAAATTACGGGCACGCCATACTTCCTTACATACAATATATAATTGCCAATTGGGACACTGTAGTTGAAAAGCTGCGGGCTATACAACGTAAGATTGATACAGAACTAGGGCTAACTCAAAGAGAGCGTAACTGGTCTGCTATTATAGCTGCTAATTTAACAGGGGGTTGGATAGCAAACAAACTGGGGTTAATTAACTTCACTATGAAGCGGATATATCAGGAAGTGTGCCCCGTTCTGTTAGATATGAGAGCAAAGACAACTGCCCCGCTGGAACAAGCAAGCGCGTCCATAGCTGATTTTTTATCTGTGCACCACGCAAACACCTTAGTTATAAAATCAACCGCAGACTTACGCAACAATAGACTAACCTCTGATTCAGTGTTGCCTAGAGGCCCGTTGCTTATACGCCACGAGACTGACACAAAGGTAACGTCTATTAAATCAAGTGCACTGCGGGATTATTTAACCAAGACACAAGTGGATTACGACTCTGTGATAGCGGAACTTAAAGCTACTGGTATGCTTATCACAGTTAAAAACACTAGGTTGGGTAAAGGTGCCCCTACACCTTCAGCAGCGGAACGCTCTGTTATCCTAGACGGTACGCATAGCGATTTTGTAGACCAAGATTTTGTTACGGATGATAAAGATGAAAGTGGAGAAAGTGCAGTACCAGATAAATTGGAAGAGTTTTAAGCTTGGATGGTCTTTTTTTATACCATGCTTGGACGCTACAGCAGCTAAGAAACATGTAGCTAAAGAAACTAAAAAGTTTAAATACAAAATAGTTACTAAGGTTACGATAGAGGAAGGGGTGCGAGGCGTTCGGGTATGGAGAGTTTAGTCGTATAGGAATTCTTTATATATCAAAGGTAGCACTCTGCCTTTTTGGTTTTCTCGTAAGTATAGCCCCTCTATATTTGCCCCACGCCTTTCTGCACTCGCGCCTAAAGAGTCTCTTATAGTATCTGAACCTATGGTGTTGTCATAATTTTTAATATTGTATTCAGTTACTAATTTCATTGTTTCAAGTAAAGCTTTGTAATTTTTTTCGGTATTACTTTTTTCATAATTTAAACTTGCTCGGTTTAAAGCTTGTAGTACTTTATTTCGTTCTGTGTTTTGGTTGCGTAACATTGTAGTTACCATGTAATTAAATTCTTGTTGAGCAGCAGCTTCGGTGTCGCCAAACCCAAGACCTTGAGCTAATAACTTTGCAGGTGTGTAATATTCTGGAGGCCGTAACTCCAAACCATCTCGTGTTACCAACCCTTCCTGGTGCAAACGAAAAGCTTTGGCTACGTTACGCAATGCTGCGGGAAGCATATTCTCCATGCCTCTTTGCCACTCCCCGTTTTCAATATCTTCTACACCCCGCAACATATTTCCCGCAACACTTCCAAAAGGCCCAGTAGTCGTGCTGTACAAAAAATCTTGCCACCAAGCTTCATAGTTCTCTCTGGGCATATCTACATCTCTAAAAAACATACCATCCAGACGCATAGAAGAACCAACATTATAATTTGAGTAAGCAGATATAGGGCCATACAAAAAACCCCTTGCCGCTAACTCTGACTGTTCTTGACTCATGCCCATAAACCCAGCCAAATCTCCCGTTAATCCAAAATGTTTAGGGATAAATACGGAAGTAAACCATAATTCAAAAGGCATATTTGTTAGAGATTGTAAATCTTCCAATTCTTCTTCGTCGTCATCAAATAATTCTTTTATTAAATCTTTTGAGTTGTCTATTACAAATGATATTTGGGAAAGCAAAGGTAGAGCCAGCGTACCCCCAAATAAACCTACCATCCCTAACACTCCTGCGAATACCCCTAAAGCATCTTTCCTGTCGGTTTTTGACATACCCATAACTTTAGCGTTCAACACACCACGTAAAAAATTTCTTATTAGCAACGAAGACATTTGCATTGCGTATGTCATGAATTGTGTCCACACACGCCCTATTCCACTTTTCATTAAAGTAGGTTTGTTGTAGTTGGTATAATTAAATAACCCTTCATACGACAACTCAAGTGCGCGTTCTTTAGCTTGTGCACTTGCTTCTTCCGCAGAAAGCCCTTTCTTTTTTGCATCTGCATACGCCAGTTCAAGAGAAGACATGTACATTATTTCACGGTTCATACGTTCCATGTGGTGAAACATAAAACTACCCGCTTTAGCTGCAAATCTTGTTCCTTTACTAAGCCCTGAAGCATAACCTTTGCTTGTTTTTCGTGCTCGTGAGGTTTGTTCCGCAGCGTATGTACTCATAAATAGTTCACGTTCTTCAGCGTACTCAAAACCTTCAATCATTGCTTGTTTGAGGTCAGCGTCTTTTATATTTTCTAAATATTTTCCTAGCCTTATACTGGGAACGTTTATTGTAAATTCTTGTTCCCCGGCATCGTTAGTAATTGTATCTCCTACCCCAAATAAAATTGGTAACCTGGTCGTGTAACGTGCCATCGTAGCATTAGCCCGTGCACCTCCAAACTCTCTACTAAGCACAGGTAATCCAGAAATAGGCAACTGAGTGAATTGGATAATGGCAGACTTAGGGGCACTAAGTAGCCAGTAAAAAACAAAACTTGTACCTAGCCCTGCTACGCTTGAGAAGAAACTATCGTCAGCAGTGGGGTTAGATTCCTCTAAAGCCCGCCCACTCATTTCTCTTACGTAAGGAGCTATTTTGCTTGCATTAGGATTGCCAACAAGTTCTGCTTCCATGCCAGCAACAGCGCCCCGCAGTTCATCTGAATATTCTAAACGTGCTAACTGATTTGCACTTGTGCTTTGAGACACAATAAAATTTCTTAACACATCTCCACTAAAACCGGTTATTCCCTTACGATGGGAAAATCTTTTTCTTATATCAGCTTCAGGTAGTGTCATTAAATACATTTGGTAAACTTGGTCTTTAAGTTGTTCTGTATCAGGTAAACCATTTGTTTTTTCTATTAAGTCAAAAACATCTCTTAGTATTTGGCTAGAGCTTCGTATTTCCTTTCTTATTGTCTCCTGCCCCCGCGTTCCTACAGACATTTCTTGATCTTCAATTAATTGTTCGTAAGTACGATTGCCTGTTTGTTTAGCTAACTGACGGGCAAAATAATTTCTAGCAGATTCGGATTCAAACAAATAGTATTCTCGTGAACGGCCTTTGCCTACACGTAGAAAAAAATCTCCGTAGCGCATGAGCGGGAAATACACTTCCATTTTTTTAGCACGTTGGTAGTTAGCTGTAATTTTAGCTAATAATTCTTTTTTATTTTTTTCTCCTTCCGGGTCATTTACTTCTGCTTTTTCTATTTTAGCTACCAACAAATTTTGATGTTCATCGAACGTCTTCTCATACGAATCTCTAGCCATTTTGTAAAGTTTTACACCACGCGCTCCTGCGGGCTTACCTCTCCAATTTTTACTTTGTTGCATCCTGTCCCAACCACCATAAGTTTTTCCGTCAGAAGCAACAGTTCCTTCATATATTTCACGTATTCTATTTTCCCGACCGGTAACAGCACCCTTGGCTGCATTTACTACCGCTACTGATACATTAGCACTGCGCATACTTGCATAAGTATTTCGTAAATCTTTTAGTTGCTGGTCGTTCTGTAGCGCCGTTTGTAAATTCACATGCTTTGCAGGATCAAAGTTATACAAAGTAGTCATGTGCATTATATCGGCTAATATTTCCGCAGCTTCTGGGAAAGTACCATTGAACTTTTCCCATTCGGGTATTTGTTTAGCCAAATCTCGTATGCGTAGATTACGTGCTACCTGTATGTCAACTACAACTTTGTTAACTTGTTTTGGCCCTTGCATATCATAGTCGTTAGTTAAAGTTCGTGTTATGCCTTCAGTTGTGTATGCTTTTACTAACACCCTTGCAAGTTTTGTATCACCTGCTTCTGCAACACTTTTAGCAAAGTCACGCGCAGTATCTCCGTTGCGTGATGCCCACACGACTTTAGCCATGTTGTTTACTGTGTCTTCAAAGTTTCTACTTTTGCGCAGCTTTTCTGCCATAGCTGTAGTTTTGTTAGCTACTTTCTTTGCGGCTGCTATAGTATTTGTAGGCACGCGCTTAGTGGGTCTACCGGCACGCAGCAACTGATCTGTTGTGTCTAGCAAAGTGATAAAGCCATTAAGCGTGTTATCACCGAACCCAAACAGTCGCCTTACTACATTGACAAGTCCTGACAAACCGTTCTTTTGTATATCTTGTATGTACCCTAGGGTGGGTTCCACCGTCATTAAAAATTCTTGGAATTCTGGCTGGGTAATGCCGTAGGCCACAAACTCCATTAGGTCTGTAAATATGTCTAGTTCTTCGGCTAGTTTATCTATCTCAGGAGTAGTGCGGCCATTAGCTTTATCTATAGCGTATTTCATTGCCGCCTCGTCCATTTGGTCGAGTATTTCTTGCCTCAATCTGTTTACTCTTTCAGGTACAGAACTTGGGTCGTTTATGGAACGAGCTAACAAATTCATAGTAGCTGCGTGTACAGCTTCATGGAGAAGTGTAAGATTGTTTAGTCCATCATTGCGGGAGGACAGGAAAATAGTGTTAGTGTCATCAAAGTACACACCCGCCGCCCCCGTTACAAATTCCCCAGCTATTTGAGGATCAACTGCACCTAAGTCTGTAGGTATTATTTGTAGCTTAGTGTCTTTAATAAATGGACGTAGCCTACGCGCTACAAAACTTTCAAACTTTTTACCTCCTTTTACAACTGAGTCTAGTGCACTTTCAAGAGTGACGTTAGGGTCAGTTAATACAGGGTTTACTTCTTCCTCTACATACTCTGATATAGGGGTAGACTGTGCAGGTTTTTGCAACTCTACTTGTTTCTTTATACGTGCAGCCCTAGCGTCTTTTTTCTCCAGGTCAGTAAACGCATCACCGTCAATAAATCCTTGAGCACGCGCAAGTGCTTTTTTATTGCCTTGGTATGCAGGGTTGAGAGTTATTTCATAGGCATCAGCTAATGCGTCAATACGGTCTGCTTTATTTCTATCGTTCTCTGCCTCAACCGTGTTTTCTATGCCGTTAAGTATTGTTTGCTTTTCGTTAAATTCTTTGTTTAGCTCTGCTGCCGTTTCACCCCGTTCAGGGTCAGTAAACATACCTGCATCGCGTATTTCCGTAAGTTCAGCAACTCGGCTTTTTAGCTCATCGTATTCCTGGTATGTGTTTATACCTGTCCGTGTTTTACTACGCTTTATGCCACGTTCAATAATTTGTTGAGGGTTTGCATTAAGAATTTTGTTTAGTCTTGTGTTAATACGCGCAGCAGATCGTGACCTGTTTTTTTGATCTTTTATATTTTGATCTACACGAGCTTGTTCTTCTGGTGTGCGTGGGGGTTGTGGAGGTCGTCCCGGTTTGCCTTTGGGTTTTAGCACAACTTCTGCATTGTTTTCTGACTGCCGCGCCTTCAACTCTGGGTCGGTATTCTCTACATCTATCCCTGCTCCAAACTCAGGATCAGTATTCTCTACATCTATTCCTTTCCCAAACTCAGGGTCTTGTTGGTCTGGTTGGCCTTCTTGCGCCGGTTGTGTTTGCTCTGCGTTACCCAACCTAGTCAACTCTTGTTGGTAAAATGTTTCACCATCTTGGCCACCCAGACCACTTTCTTTGCTGCCTATGTAACTACTAAAGTTGCTTATAGTATCTGGTGTAGCCTCACTCTTTATAACTTGTTCAGCTACTTCTGTAATATTTAATTTTTGATCGTCCGATAAATCTAATTCTGTTTCATTGAGATCAGCAAATAATTCTCCTGACTCCATGTACTCTGTAGTTGCCATAGTAAGAGCAGTTTGTACATCTTTTGCGTTTTCAGAATTTAAATTAGGATCGTCCGCTAATAGTTCTATTGTTCTTTTTTCAATAGCCGCACTAATCTCTTGCGGTACATCCATGTTACTTATTTTTTCTTGCGCTTCCCTAACACGTTTACTGTCTCTGGATTGTGCGTAGGCACGCGTACCAACATTAAACGCACTTCCCGCAGTTGAACCCGCAGCTTCTGCCGCAGCAGCATCAATAACTCGTTTTATATTTTCTGTGCTAAATACATCCCCTTCTTGCTCACCTAGACTGCGTTGCCCTGCTATCTGCGTAATCTCTTGAGCACCGCCCGTAAGTCCTTCTTCTAAAGCTTCTCTTCCAAATTGTTTTGCTGCTTCTGCTGAAGTAAACTCTGTTAATTCCTGGCCCACCTCTTTAGCTAACTTACGTTTGAGTATGCCCCCTACCGGCCCTGCCATGTCTAATGCACCAGAGACTAGGGCGGTTATCGTAGAAGTATCTTTAGTAGCGTTGAGGTAATCACTGATGGCTTGTGCTTGGTCTTCTGCGGACAGGTCTTTAGTTATACCCCGAATAAAATCTAGCCTATTGTTTACTGTTTCACTACCTGCCAAAGCAGTACCCGCAGTTACCGCACCCACTGGCCCAGCAACCATAGCAGATGCCATTACCGGTGCAAGCTGGACAGCGCCTGAACCTATGCTATACGTCAACCAATCCCTAAAATCCCCAAGGCTTCTTATATCTGTTATACCTTCAACTCTAGGGCCATATTTCTCAGAGGTTTCTTGTTGCCTACGTTCTAACTCTGGAAGCGTTTCTAGTATGTCTGCTCTGGATTCAGTAACAGTAGTTTCTATATTGCCCTTCAATCTTGCACGTTTGTCTGCATCGGCTTCCTGGTAAGTTACAAAATCACCAAGTTCAGTAGGGCCAAAAACTTTTGCGTCTTTGTTAGCTTCACGGTACAACTCGCGAGGGTCAGCACCTTCGTCTATAGCTTTGTATATATCTAATTTTTTAGGGAGTTGGTTTACTTGGAAGGCATCGAACTGTAGATCAATAGTATCTGGTAAATCAGCCAATCCTTGCGCCGCACTTGCTGCACCCCTACGTAAGTTTGGGAGTATCCCTCTTTCGCCTTGCTCTGGGCACTCTTCGTTTTCACTTACCACCGTGCCATCAGGACATACTTTGGGTTGCCCCATTATTTCTTCAATAGTAAAAACTTGCTGGGGAGCAGAGTCTGTTTCTTCTACTAGGGGGGAAGGTTGGGTTGCGGGTTGCCCCATTACTTCTTCAATAGTAAAAACATTTTTTTGTTCTGCCACGGAGTAGTCCTTTTACTCAACCCTAATAAAGTTTTCACCAGTCCATCTCACAACTGACCCATCCTCCCTTATATACCGTTGCCCCAGCTTTAAAACCGTTGGGTCTGGTGGGCCAGGCGGTACGGGTATAGGCTGGTTGTTACCACCTCCGCCTCCGCCAGTTTGGGCACTGCTCCCTGGCACGAAACTTAGTCCTTCTTTCACATAATCGTCTATGTAAGCTCGTTCAATTTCATTTTTAACACTTTGTGGGGTGTTCGGATTAAAGTAGCTTCGCCCTGCTTCTGAACGTGCCCAAGGCCCACTTATAGCTCCTATATCTGAGGCTTTTATAAATTCTGCGCGTGCGTTGTCGTACAACTCTAGTATTTCCGACATGGTTCTGCCACTGCTGGTTAACATAGCTGCCATCTGCTTGTATTCTCTAACAGCGTCTGTTCTCAGTTGCGCTTCATTGGCAGTGGGGTCTTGGGCTAAAGCCGCTGCAACGTAATCCTCTACGAAAGAACGTTCATTGGTTTCACTTCCCCGCGCAGCGTATAGCCTTGCTACATCTACCTGTATGTCTTGACCACGTTGTGTGGTACCTGTCTGAGTAACCATCTGGTCGTAAGCAGTTTCAGCTTGGCGTTGTGCGGCGAGTAATGCCGCTGCTGAACTTAACCCACTGTTAATTCCATCCCTTACCAACTTCTGTGCGCTTCGTTCTGCTTCAAACTTACTCATGCCTAGCTGTTGGAAAGTATCGGTAATCTTGTCCATCGTGGCTACATCTTCTTGTGCGCCTTCCAATTGCTCCGCATATATCCTATCTTCTTCTGTCATCGTGCCTCTAGCAAACCCACCTAATCCTTCTTTAGCTGTACCTAACAAGCCTGCACGTAACAATCTTCTGCGTTCTTCTTCAGGGGTAAACCTTGCTTCCCGCAATGCTTTCCGTGTTTGTTCCGCTTCTCTTTGTGCAGTTCTGTAATCTTCAAGTCCTACAGCCTCGTCGAAACTTTCCCCTGCTTCCCGCATCATTGCCTTTTCATCTCCCTGCGCTAGGCCCAAAGCTACGTCCAGAGCTGCTTTTTCTTCCTCCGTTTGACCCCTAAAATCAGGCACTTCTACACGAGGTCGATATTCAATAACTTCTTCTGATACTTCTTCTACTTCATCAGGTATAAGCCCACGGGGTGGGTATTCAGTAAAGTCTATAAATCTTTCTTCCTCTTCTTCTTCTACAAATCCACGGCCTTGAAAACCGACTACTCCACCGTCAGCCATACCACCTTGTTGCCTTCTGCTCACTTCCTGCATCATGGCGGCGTACTGATCCATTGTCATGTTGCCACCTTGTTGTATAGGTCTTAGTGAGTCTAAGGTAGCTCTAGCAAAAGCTTTTTCTTGGTCAGTAGAATTGGGGTTACTAAGCACTGCTTGAGCACTCATGTAACTGTCAACTTCTGAAACGTACCCACCCGCTGCCTTACTAACTACCCCTCTACCCATAAGTATGTCTTTACGTGTAACTTTCCCATCACCACTTAAATCTGGAAAACCACCATCGTTAAACGCCACAATACCGCCTTGTGCAGCTCGTGGTAAATTAGATGGTAGTTGAGGAAGACCACCCATAGGAGGTCTAGGTGCAGGGGCACGTTGAGGTGCGTTCTGCATGGGCATTGGGGGACGCTGTGGCATAGGTGCTTGCCTACCTTGTTGGTTAGCCGCAGCCATCTGCTGTGCCATACCCATTATTCCGGGTGCCATTGGACGCGGCCCTGGCCCTGGTTTTGGCATGGGTCTAGGCATTCCTTGAGGAGCCATCTGAGGTCTACCCTGCATTTGCGCTGTGAGCGCGGCTATACCTGCGGGTATTTCTTGCTGCAATTGCTGCACAACATTAGCGGGGTTAGGCGCAAGTACTTGGTTAGCTGATTGTAGTAACTCTTTAGCTTCTCCAAGTTTTAATGCTGCTTCTAGTTTAGGGTCTAGGTTAAGTGGTTCGATGTCATCATTAACCACCTCTATAGCCATCTGCTCTCTAGCTGAAGGACGCTGCCCACCCATGAGTTGTCCTAACCCTTGATTCTGCGGGGGAGTTTGAAAACCTTTCGGTGTTATTGCCGCTAAACCGTTCATGTGTTCCCTCCTCCCAAATCAACTCCACCTGGGCCAGCGCCAGGAGTGACGACTTCCGCTTCGTTACCGTATTTATTTATAAGGTCATATATACCTACAATGTCTGCGGCTCCTCCTGCTAAACTGCTTAATCCCGAAGGGTTAAACTGGTTATAACTTGATGTCGTAAGTGGTAATCCATCAAGAAGCTTCTGCATATATTGCACTTGCCGGTATGGAAAATCTCTTTCTTCTTCAAACTGTGCTATGTCAGCAGCTACACCTTCAGACGTTACCGCACGTTGGTCTTTACCCGCAGCAGCTAAATCTTTTAATGCTGTTAACCCGTAGTTCCTATCCTTGTTAAACATATCCTGGGCATTAGAGTAAGCGTCTTGGTAACCCTGGGCGCGTAAGTTGGATAAATTACCAAGAAACCCGGAAGCTAATTCTCCCTCACTAACACCTTGTCTACTACCCCCGTAAGCGCCTGCTTGAGAATATCTACTCTGTAAATCTCTTTGCGCTTCTAAAAAATCACTTCTTGCTCCAGCAAACTGTGGTTCAAGTGCTGCTTCAAGGTAAGGGTTCATGTATTGCTGAACAACATTACCGGATGCAGGTGTGTAGTAACCTTCCCCTGCTGTAGCGCCCGCCGCTATTTCTTCAGCAGTGGGTAGCGCGTATTCTGAACCCGTAAAAGAACCCGCAGTAAACGCTTGGGGCACGCCCAGGCTGGCAAGTCCTGAATAGGCTTGATTCTGTAACGGAGAAAAATCTGCCGTTAAATCTCCTTCATACGCCGTATAAGGCAAAGCAGCTACTCCTGCCCCCCTCCCTAACATTTCTGTAACGTATGGCCCCGCCCACGAAGAGAGTGAAGATTCTTCTACCTGTTGGTTCTGCCCACCTAAAATTTTATCTACCATTTCTTCCTCACGCTAAATAGCTGTTAGGGTTTATTTCTTTACCCTGGTCAGTACGGCCAGTTCTGGCTTTGCGCACTCTATCCATCATTGAAAATAATTCTTGTGCCCCAGCGTCCGAATTGCCATTACCCAGATGACTTACTACATCCGCAGGAATAACAAATTCACCATCACTTAGTGCAGCGGGTTGGGAGCTACCTATCATAGCAGGTATCTGATCTGCCATTCCATCCGTAGGGCCACCTAAATAATAACCTTGGTGTCCTATAGAAGCTAAACCACCACCTGCTAACGGTTGCGTAACTATTTCATCCAACCCAGTACCCGCGTTTCTTCCGTCTTGAACAATAATTCTTGGGGATTGGCTAGAAGGAGCAGCAGCGGGAGCGGCGGCAGCGGCAGCGCTATCTTCCGCATCTTTCATTTGCCTCCGTATAAAGTTGGCATCTTGGAAGTAACGCCTGCCTTTACCCCCGGCACGCCGGGGTATGTTCTTGTTGTTTGCATCCAGCGCTAGTAAACCTGCATTGCTTCGTTGGAAATCACTAAACGCGTTGGGTACTAACTCTCGTGTGGTGCTACCTTCACTAGCGTAATCGTACATTGGTATACCACCTGTATACCCTACGGGTGCAGAGTCACCTCCCCCTATCCCAAAAAAATCTCCTAATGTATCGGAATCGTCTGCACGGCTTATCCCGTACAGTCCCCCAGCTAACGCTATGTTTTGTAAGTTAAACTTACCATCTTTGTAAAATAGGTCTATAGCTCCTTGCCCTAGTCCTTTTCCTAAATTAATGATGTCCTCAAATATCTCACCCATTGCTATCTTCCTTTCAAGATTGCTTCTATTTCACTAACTAAGTTTCCACTACCCTTGTTACCGAAAACCCCGCTCGGCGTGTTTACGTCATAATACCCTATATCTGCAATTTCTCCAGGCGTAACA